GGCTAGATGCCCCAAAAGGTCAGAAACGGCTACACATGGACAAGATTGACCAGTGGCTGGACCAGCGGCTTATTTGTATGCACAACCGGGATATGTAATGGCCAAGAAGAAAGCCCCACTTAAGGTTGAGTATGTGCCCATCGGCAAGCTGAAGCCGTTCGCAGGCAATCCCCGCAAGAACGAAGAGGCCGTGGCTGAGATCGTCAAGTCCATCGAGTTCTATGGCTATACGAACCCGATCCTCGTGCGCAGGGCCAACAAAGAGGTCATTGCCGGTCATACCCGACTACTGGCCCTGCAAGAGACTGGCGCGACCGAGGCCCCAGTGATCTATCTGGACTTGACATCTGACCAGGCCAGGGCTTATGGGATATTTGACAATAAATCGACAGAGAACACCGAATGGGATATCCCCAAGCTGGTGGACCTGATCGACGAACTCAAGGTGGTGGGCCTGGACCTGGACCGGGTGGGGTTCACTAAGGATGACTTGGAGTCTATGACGGGAGCATTTGATATTGACAGCGTGGGAATGCCTGGGTTGCCTGTCGGGGACAAGGGGACGTTGCAACAAATGACGTTCACCCTTCACAAAGTGCAGGCTGAGATGGTTAACGAGGTTTTAGCGGAAGCAAAAGCAGCGGGTGATTTTGGCGATACGGGGAACGAAAACAGCAACGGCAATGCCCTTGCAAGGATATGTGAAAGGGTTTCTTTTGCAATGTGAATACCCTGACAACCCGCAGCTTAATGAGTGTTCGGTGAAATGCATCTCTAAGCAAGACGCCAAGCGGATTACGGTAGCAATGCATTATATGCGGACATGGCCGCAAGGGTATACGCATGGGTTTGGGCTGTTTTATATGGGGAAATGCGTTGGTGTCATGGTGTTGGGCCGATCATCTACAACAGAGAAAAAGGTTAGGAAATATTGCACTAATATCCAATCGGACCAATTTATTGAGTTGCAGCGTACTTGGATCAGCGACAGCATGAAACAGAATGCTGAATCTTGGATGATGTCCCGCGTAATGAAGTTGTTGAAATCCTTGGGTGTGTGGCTGGTTATAACGCATAGTGGTGGATGCAAGGATGATGTAGGTTTTATTTTTCAAGCGTCTGGGTGGCTTTATTTTGGGTGTGATCCGTGTAATGATTTTTTTGAAACAACATCCGGGGAGTATAAGAACATAGGGTCCGCTATGCGTTACGGTAGAGTACCAAATATAATCGCGAAAAAAGGGGGGCAAGCATCCGGGGAGTTTTTATACGGCGGCGGTAAATTGGTCAATGCCCGCCGTCACAATTACGTTTACCCAATACACAGAGGGGTTAGGCGGCGGCTAAAAACAACAGCCCTTCCATTCCCGAAAAATCCCGCTATTTTCAGGCGGAATCAGAAATGGGAGGTGGCATAATGGGGGCGCGTGCGCGAGGGCACAAATGCAGTAATGCGTTTATCGTTCAATCCGATACGCCTCCGCCATTTTCTGCGAAGCAAATTAGAGTCAAGACTATATCTGCATCCGATGGGAACAGGATTGTACGGGCATTGCACTATAGCGGGAAAGTAGTTCCTAATTCTCAGCTTCACTTCGGCGTGTTCATGGGAGATAAGTGTGGGGGCGCTATGCAGTTCGGTCCGTCAATGCGGAAAGACCTTATCTCTCCACTCGTTCGTGATACGGGATGGAATGAGTTTATCGAACTCAATAGGATGGCTCTTGCGGATTGGCTGCCCCGTAACGCTGAGAGCCGGTGCATAGGGTATGCTTTAAGGTTTATCAGGAAAAAATATCCACACATCAAATGGGTTGTTTCGTTTGCCGATGGCACGCAATGTGGAGATGGGACAATATATAGGGCTAGTGGGTTTGTGTTGACTGGGATTAAGCAAAACAGCCAGCTTGCCATAAACCCAGATACAGGTAAGCCACAGCATAAAATTGCGGCATATCATCAAGGGAATGAATATAATCATAGTAATTGGGAAAAACTTAAAGGCTTTCAACTTCGCTACATCTACTTTTTAGACCCAACAGCCAGGGACCGCTTGACCGTCCCGATTATCCCATTTTCCGAAATTGAGAAACGCGGCGCCGGTATGTATCGGGGCCAACCGCGCGCCGGAAGCAAAGTAGACGTTGCACCCACCCTCCAGGTGGGAGAGGGCGGAGCGATTCCGACCCCGGCGCTTCAGATTGCATAATATGACAACCGCAACGAAAACAGCAGGAACGACCATGGTGCCTGCGAAATGGCGAAAGCTGATTTGCTGTCTTCCCGGCTATGATCCGTTCCTGGACTCTGACGGTTGCGAGTTCAAAACGGCAAAGGCCCAGCACTATATTGAGTTCATAGAGACCTGCTGCACACACATCGAGGGGGCCCTGGCCGGCGCGCCGTTCATCATGGAACCGTGGGAAAAGGCCATCTGCGCCAACCTGTTCGGCTGGTATCGTGAAGACTTCCTAGGCCGGACGGTGCGGCGGTATCGCAAGGCCCTGATATACATTCCTCGAAAAAACGGCAAATCACCCATGGCTGCGGCCATCCACAACGCCGTGATGTTCTTGGACGACGAAGCTGGCCAGATCAACAATATAGCAGCGGCCAGCCGGGACCAGGCGTCCAAAATGATGCGGCACATCTCCGGTATGATCAAAAATGAGCCGGAAATGCTGAAACGCTGCCAGATTTACCAGACCACGCGCAGCATAACTAAGCCGGACAATTCAGTGTCCAAGGTCATACCTGCCGATGACAACGTGGCCCACGGCGACAACCAGCACCTGGGCATTGTCGACGAGTTGCACGCCCAACCTAACCGCAAGTTGGTGGATGCCATGGTCACGGCCATGGCCAGTGCCAACCGGATACAGCCTCTGCTGCTGTTTGTGACTACCGCCGACTATGACCGGCCATCGATCTGCAACGAAGAGTATGATTACGCTTGCAAGGTCCGGGACAGGATCATCTCAGACCCGACCTACCTGCCCGTGATTTTTGAAGCCACGACTGAAGATGATTGGACCGACCCTGACGTCTGGGCCAAGGCCAACCCGAACTTGGGTATCAGTGTCTCTCCGGACTATATCCGCGACGAATGCCAGAAAGCCAAGGAAACACCGGCCTATGAGAACACTTTTAAGCGGTTACACCTGAATATCCGTACGGAACAGGCGGTCAGAGTCATTGTTATGGATGACTGGGACGCCTGCGCGGGTCAGATAGATCTTGACATGCTAAAGGGTATGCCCTGCTGTGCTGCCCTTGATATCGGGGCCCTGTCTGACTTTGTGGCCTTGTCTCTGGTATTCGGCAAGGGCGACGGCGAGCCGGTGTCGGTATCGTTCCAGGACATCCACGGGGAAGATAAAACCGAGGAAATAACCCGCCAAAGTTACACGACGCTGACATATTTTTGGCTGCCGGAACGCCCACCGACCCGTGATCCCCGAATGGAAGCCCAGATCGGGGCCTGGCGAAGGGAAGGATTCATTCGAACGACGCCTGGGGACGTGGTAGACTATACCCAGGTGGCTGCAGATATTACCAACATCGTGCGGCCCTATGCTATGGGGAAACTTGCAATCGACCAGGGCTTCCAGGGCATGCAGATCACCCAGGATCTGCAGCGGATCTTTGGCGAAGAACGTATATTTGCATTCCGACAGGGTCTTCTGTCGATGGCGGGGCCTTTCAGAGAATTAATGCAATTACTACTGCTGAAACGGCTGGTCCACGACGGAAACCCTGTCCTGCGATGGATGGCCAGCAACGTGGCGGGCGAGACTCGGGGCGGACTGACGAAACCTTCCAAGGACAAGTCCTCAGAAAAGATCGACGGCATCACATCTCTGACCATGGCGATAGGTGTTGCTATGGCCGAACCGGCGCCCAAACAATCATGCTACGAAACGCATGGGATCAGGACATTGGGAGAGGAATCATGAACTCAATCGTTCGTATTGTGGGCTATTGCCTGGTTGCTGGGACGGTTACTGCGTATTTCAGCGAATGGGTGGTAGGTATTTATGCGGCCTTATTTGTGGCTGGTGTAGGACTGATCAGAGACTCTATGAAATAAGAACCATGGGTGAAATAAGTAGACTATTATCGAGTAGTATAGCCAAGCGGTTCAATTTGAAGACCCCTCCAGGCTGGTTTGTGGATTATTTTGGCGGCGGCGCGGCTTCGTCCGGAGTCAAGGTCAGCAATCAGTCAGCCCTCAAATATACGCCATTCTGGGCAGGCGTGCGTGTCATCACAGGCATATTATCTGCCCTACCGTTCATAACGTACCGCCGCACCGACGGCGGCAAGGAGCGGGCACCAGATAATCCTGTATACGCGTTGTTGCGTACACGCCCGAACCCATATATGAGCGCTCAGGATTTCACGGAAAGCCGTCAGGCCCACGCACTATGTTATGGCAATGGATACGCTGAGATCCAGCGGGACGGGGCCGGCCGACCTGTGGCGCTGTGGCCGCTATTGCCGAACAAGACCGTTCGCAAGATTGACGACAGCGGTGTTCCATTTTATGAAGTGACTGTGGACTCGGGCGAAAAGATACCCCTGGCCGATTACAACGTCCTGCACATCAAAGGCCTGGGATTCGACGGATACACCGGCTACAACGTCGTGCAATATCAAAAGGAGGCTATCGGCTACGGCGTGGCCGTCAAGCAATATGGCTCCCGGTTTTTCTCTCAGGATGCCAGCCCAGCGGGCACCCTCGAATGCCCCGTGGCACTCAGCGACAAAGCGTTTAAACGCATGAACAATGACTGGATAGCCAAACACACCGGGCTCGAACAAAAACATCGGATGCAAATCTTGGAAGAGGGCACAAAATGGAACCAAACAGGCGTGGACCCGAAGCAGGCCCAAGCCCTTGAGGTGCAAAAGTACACGGTTGATGATGCTGCCAGAATCTTGCTCGTACCCCCCCATAAACTTGCGAGTATGGCCAGCACAAGTTTCAAAAATATCGAAGAACAGAATATTGACTTCTACTCCTCCACCATGCTCTATTGGTTCGGCAAGTGGGAGCAGGAAGTCAACTTTAAGCTGTTTTCTCCAAATCAACAGAAAACGTTTTTTGCCGAAATCCTCGTTGCAGCCCTATTGCGTGGCAGCCTAGAGGCTCAAGCCAAATTATTCGCATCTGGCCGTCAAAACGGCTATCTCAGTATCAACGATATCCATCGGATGCTCAACATGAACGGCATTGGGCCTGATGGTGATGTATATCTCGACCCATTAAACATGGCTCCAGCCGGATCTCGATCTGTAGATTCGCTAGACGATGACGACGATGACGACGATGACGACGACGTGCGCCAAGCCATCAGGTCAATGATCGCTGGACAATTCCGACGCGTCATCACTAAGCAGACCAGAGATGGTTTTCGTCCACAGCAAGGTGAATGGGCCCGGACAATACTTACCGAGCCTGTGCGTGCCTATACGTTGTCCACAAAACAGTCTGAAACCAGGGCTCAGGCGGTCCTGAACCAGACCATCACGGAGTTTATCACCGAAACAAAACCACTAAACGACTCGCATGCGGACCAATTTGCCGACCGCGTCATCAAGCTATTAGGAGGCCCCAATGGCCAAGAAAATTGACACCAAAAACGAACTGCCCGAAGGGTTGGAAATCCGAACGCTGTCCATGACTGAGGGTGAACTGAGAGTCAGCGATGACGACGCCACCAAGATCGAGGGTTACACGGCGAAATTCAACAAATGGTCGAGTAATTTGGGTTGGTTCCGTGAGAAAATCGACCCTGGTGCGTTCGATGGGGTGCTGAACGATGACGTTAGGGCCTTGAAGAACCATGACCCCAACCTAATCTTGGGCCGGACCAAGAGCAAGACGTTGAGACTCAAGGTCGACAAGACTGGGTTGCATTACAGCGTTGACGTTCCGAACACCACCACGGGGTCAGACACCGTAGAAGAGATCCGACGGGGCGACATATCAGGCAATAGCTTCGCGTTCACCGTGGCCGAGGACTCGTGGAACTACGATACAGAGCCCATGGAGCGCACGATCATTCGATGTGACCAACTTTTTGACGTGGGTCCTGTTTGCTATCCGGCTTACCCGGACACGACGGTGGCGGCCAGGTCATTGGATGCCCACAAGGCCGCGCTCGAGGTTGAAAAGCCACCCGATGAAAGCTTGACCGAAGAGGAGATTAAGGAAGAATTTCGCCAGGTCGATGAGGAACGAACAGAGTCCAACGCAAGTCCGGAAAATCCGGACGGCGCAGAAACCGAGGAAACACCCACGCCGCTAACGCCCGAAAAGAAGCGGGCACTTGGCGTTGCGTATCGAAAATTAGGAAGAATTATTAACCGTTGCAGGTCAGCCGAGTCTTGACCTGTTTGGGCCGGGCCGATGTTCCGGTTATCATACTGACTAAAAACTAAAGACAATGGGTTCACGCACGACCCGACGGGCGAAGGCGTGACGCAAGAACGAATCAAGGGCGGCTGTATTGGAGCCAATACCTCCAGTGCGCCGCCCTTTTTTTGTTGCCCGGAAGAAAAGGAGTAAAGTAATGAAGCTTACAGTGAGTCAAATCAAGGAACAGGCTGCCGCAAAGGGCGAGGAAGCCCGCGCATTGCAGGACATTGCAGAGGCCGAAGGGCGAGAACTGACGGGCGAGGAGATCGCGAAGTTTAGCGGACTCATGGGAGAGTGTGAAGCTCTGGAACAAAAGGCCGGCATGCGGCAACGGCTGGAAGAGGCCGAGGCCCGCATGAACAAGCCCGAGGACCGCAAGGTCAAGACCGAACTTTCTGACGGTTCAGCCCCCAAGGTCATCGTGCCGGCAATGTATCGCTACGGCAACCTCAAAGCGTTCAAGGGTCAGAACGCCCAGGTCAACGCGTACAGGTCTGGCCGGTTCCTGGCGGCTACGATATTTGATCATGCGGACTCCCGTCAGTGGTGCAGGGATCACGGCATGGAACTCCGCAGAGATACCAGTACTGAGGATCGTGCAATGGGCGAAGGGATCAACTCCAAGGGCGGTTTCATTGTGCCTGACGAGTTTGAGACCACCATTATTGACCTGCGTGAGCAGTATGGCGACTGTCGCCGGAATCTCCGCATAAAGCCGATGGCGTCTGACCACAGCAATGAGCCCAAAAAGGTAGGCGGGCTGACCGCTTATCCAGTTGGCGAAAATGTTGCCATTACTGACTCTGAGCAGGAATGGGGTAACGTCGAACTGACTGCTAAGAAGTGGGGCGTCTTGCTTCGGATCAGTAACGAACTGAGCGAGGACACGCTGATTTCTCTCGCTGAGGATATTGCCATGGATGTAGCCCTGGCGTTTGCAACCTCCGAAGATGAGGCCTGTATCGATGGTGACGGGACAGCGGCTTATAACGGCATCGTCGGCGTCAGAACCAAGATGGTAGACGGCGCCCACCTTGGGAGTTATGTCGTCAACGCTGGTACTGGTGACAACTGGTCAGAAATTGACGCCGGTGACTTGTCCGATTGTATGGCGGCATTGCCCAAGTACGCCCGACGGAATGCAAAATGGCACATATCACCACTCGGAAAAGTCGGGGTCTTTGACCGGCTACTGCTGGCTGCGGGTGGCAACACGAACGTCAATATGGCTGCCCCTCAGCAGAGCAGCTATGCTGGCTATCCGATTGAGGAATGGCCGTCGATGCCTACGGTCGATGCAGGGGCCGCGCTGAATGGCCTTATCATGATGATCTTTGGTGACATGACGATGAGTTCTAAGATGGGCGTCAGGCGTGGTATCACACTCCAACGACTGATTGAACGGTACGCCGAATATGATCAGATTGGCATCAAGGCCACTGAGCGTTTCGACATCAACCACCACGATATAGGCGGTGCGGCTGCGGCAACTCGCGGCCCGGTTGTTGGCATGCAGGGCACCACATAGCATCCGTGAAGTGAACAGAAACCCTGACCAGGGTCTCCCGAGGGGGAGACCCTGGCATCGAAACAAAGAACAAGGACCTATTTTTTAGGAGATTCTAAGATGAATCACGTTGCAAATTCACTTACTAGGCCGTTGCTGAATACAACGGGTGCTGCCAGTGCAACTAACTGGGCGCCTGTTGACACCATCGGCTTCGACTACCTTTCGTTTGACGTCAGCGTAGTTCAGGCGACCGCAGCCGAAACG